GGTAGTATTACTAACTTTGGTAAAGAATTACTCAATGGTGGCAATAATTTACAGAGTTTTGCAAAACATGTTCCAATTATTGGTGATGAAATGAAATTTCTTGCCAGTATAATTGACGATACTGTCGATTCCTTTAGGTCAGTAAGTCAGGTTGGAGCAACTTTTTCTGGAGAGTTAGAAGACCTGAGAAAAACTGCTGGCGCAGCTGGAATACCGTTGACTGATTTTACAAATTTAATTGTAAATAATTCTGAAAAATTAAAAGCATTTGGCACCAACACAACTGCTGCTGCAAAGAACTTTGCAGCAATCTCGAGTGAACTTAGGTCTAATTTTGGTACTGAATTAATGAATTTGGGCTATACGTCCATGGAACTTAATGAAACTTTGCTGGAATATGCAGAGACACAAGCTAGGATTTATGGTGCTGATCGTGCTCAGCGCAGGATTACTGCTCAGGGTACTGCTGACTATGCAATTCAATTACAAAAATTGAGCGTGTTAACTGGGAAAAGAAGAGATCAAATTGCTCAAGAACTGAATCAAACATTGTCTGATAGTAGATCGAGAACTGCCATAGCTGCTATAGATAGCAGCGACCGAGATCGTTTTGTGGCTAACTTAATGCAATCGGGTCAATTGTTAAAGACTGCAATTGTTGATATGGCTGATGGGTTACCGAATAATGAAATGACACAGGGTCTTTGGGGATTGAGTAAAACATTTAGAAATGAAGCTGCGAATGTTAAAAAAATGTCAGATTTGCAATTTAATAATTTTAAAGCACGGGTTCGTAACGATGTAAACATATTCGAGACTGCAAATAAAGACCAACTTCAAGGGCTAATGAATAGTAATTCCAAAGTGGCTGCGGTAATAGATGTGGCATCTGAGCTATATAACGAGAGACTTCTTACAGACGAGCAGTTCAACAGACAACAAGATGAAATGCGTAAAGCACAGGGACGTGACAACTCAATATTAACTTTTGCTGAAACGGTGAATCGCATTCGTGGAGATTTGCAAGTTGCATTCATTGACAGTGGTATATTTGGATTAATTGAAGATGGATTTGAATCATTGGCAGATTTCTTTACCAGTGATGATGGTGTAGAGTTGATGAAAACATCTGTTAACAAGCTAGCATCATTTTTTAAATCTTTCATATCAGATATGAAATCCCAGGGATTTTGGGCCACAATAACCAATTACCTTAAAGATATATTCTTAGGAAAAGAAGTTGATGTTGACCCTAGAGATTTGGAATCTAGTATACAAAGACAAGGTGGTGTTTTGGGAGCAATGACTGATGGGATTAAAAAATTATTTTCAGATAATGGAATTATTCAATCTGTTAAAGATGGCACGAGATCACTATTATCAGGTTTTTCAACTGAGTTTAGTAATTTTTGGAATAGTTCTGAAAGTCAAGAAATGCGTAACACTATCAAAAATTTATTTGAAGATTTAATAAACTCAATGCATCGTGCGTTTATTAATAATTCTTTTTATAGATTATTGACAGGTGCAAGTAGGGAAGATGTGGCACTTTCTGATTTATCAAGGCCTGGCTCCGCTGATAGCAATGCTGCGCAAAATTTTGGTGAAATTGTAGGAAGCCAGTTAAGTCAATTTGCAAATATAACAGGTGAAGAACAACAAAGAGTAGCAAGTTCAATTGCAGAAATTTTACCAACTTTGTCAGAGGATCAACAAAAATTATTTCAAGAAATAAAAGACAATTCATCTATTATTCCCAATAACCAAGCTGCTATAAATGCACTTACTAGAAAAGCAGCAAGTGACCGTGGGACACAGGAACAGCGAGACTTGCTAAAATCAATTTACGGTGAACTGCGTGATAGAGGGTTACTTCAAACAGATTTAGAAAGAACTACTGCCCAAACACAGAATATGATTAATAGGGTAACTAGTTCACTTTCTGGCAATAATGAGTTCTGGGGGAATGAAGATAAAGGTCAGCAATGGGCAAGAGATCAAATAACAGAATTGAATTCTAAAATTGAGTCGTTAGGAGGCACAGTTCTTGATGTTCCAGGATTTAGTCAAGGAACTACTGGATTTGAAAATTTTGGTACTGGGAAATTAGCCATGCTGCATGGAATGGAAGCAGTAATTCCTATTGATAGTCCATTGGGAACAATGATTTCTGATTTCAATTCATCAAAAACGCAGTCTTTTAATTTAAAACCAACGTCTATTGAAAAGGGTAACTCAGATGCTCAATTATTAGTTTCAGATATTGATATAGGCCCACTTACAAATACCATTGATAATTTAAAGGACATGTTAACTGAAACTATGAAAACTTCCAATCAAGAGCTTGGTGAATCAATCAAAGAGTTAAATACACTTATGTCCAGAATGCTGATGATATTAACTCAACAAAAAGAAATTGATTCAAAAATTGAAAGAAATACAGCTAGCTTGGGAAGTGATTTAAGCCGAGGCAGAGTGACGAATATACGATGAACAGGATAAATTAAGATGAGTTGGAAAAAATACTTCACCCCAGTTAGCGCTGGAAATAACGCAAGCGGAAGCTACAGTCCACTTAGTGGCCGCGGCATTGGTTCCCAGCCTGGTCCTGCTCGATCCAATTACAGTTCATATTTACCAGATGTTTATGTGGGAACTCCCAACCGTGTTGAGCGTTATGGTCAATACAATACCATGGATATTGACAGTGAGGTAAATGCTGCACTGGACATACTTGCAGAATTTTGCACCCAGGAAAATGAACAAAACACTACTCCGTTTATTATTAATTTTAATACCCGTGCAACTAATACTGAAATTACTATCATACAGCAATACTTGCAGCAATGGTGCAAATTGCAAGATTTTGAAACAAAAATGTTTCGTATATTGCGTAACGTATTCAAATACGGTGATCAGTTCTTTATTAGAGATCCAGAAACAAAAAAATGGTTTCATGTTGACCCAGCCAATGTAACTAAAATTATTGTTAATGAAAGTGAAGGCAAAGTTCCTGAACAATACGTTGTAAGAAACTTTAACTTAAATTTTGCAGACGGTGTTGCAACCACTCCTTATGAAACAAATGGCAACATTACTGGTGGTGGCAATGGATACATTGTTGGCGGCGTTAAAGGAATGGTGGGAAATCCCAATCAATCCAGTCCTGGATCGAGATTTACCAAAACAGATGATGAACTAACAGTTGATGCAAAGCATGTGGTGCATCTGAGTTTAAGTGAAGGACTTGATAACAACTATCCATTTGGTAATAGTTTGTTGGAAACCATATTTATAGTATACAAACAAAAAGAATTACTAGAAGATGCGATTATTATCTATCGTGTACAAAGAGCACCTGAACGCAGAGTGTTCTATGTTGACGTGGGTAATATGCCAAGCCACTTGGCAATGCAATTTGTGGAAAGAGTAAAAACAGAAATTCACCAACGACGAATTCCGTCATCGACAGGCGGTGGCCAAAATGTCATAGACAGCAGCTACAATCCGCTATCGATCAATGAAGATTACTTCTTTCCACAAACCGCAGAAGGTCGTGGATCAAAAGTTGAAACACTACCAGGTGGCACCAATCTTGGAGAAATTGATGATCTACGATACTTCACTAATAAACTTGTACGCGGCCTACGTATCCCTAGCTCGTACCTACCAACTGGAGCAGATGATGCAAGCAGCCAATATAATGACGGGCGTGTGGGCACTGCATACATACAAGAACTTCGCTTTAACACCTATTGTGAACGTTTGCAAGGGCTAGTTACCAAGGAATTTGATACTGAATTCAAGCGTTATATGTTGGACAAAGGCGTAAACATTGATACAAATATGTTTTCACTTAAATTCCAACCACCACAGAACTTTGCAGCTTACCGTCAAAGTGAAATTGATAACGCTCGTGTACCAACATATACACAAATGAGCGGTATTCCATACATTTCAAATAGATTTGCAATGAAAAGATTCTTAGGTATGAGTTCTGAAGAAATTGCAGAAAACGAACGCTTATGGAGAGAAGAAAATGATGAAAATCTAACCCCATCAACAACTGATTCAGGCGGCGAGATGAGAAATGCTGGTATTAGCAGTTCAGCAATAGGTGGTGATCTAGACAGTATGGAAGATGAAGTACCAGGTGGCGAACTTCCAATTGATGGAGGCGCTGGAGAAGCCCCAACAACACCTACTGATCAAGCAATTGGTCCATCATCAGCCCCTACAACGCAAACGGTATAAATAGTATTATGATATTACGTGAACTCTTTTATTTTGATGAAAAAACTGTTGATCCTGTTGAGGATGATCAATACGAGCCTGAGTATGACGATTCCAAAGTGGATATTGATGACACACGAAAAACACGTCTTTCATTGAAACAAATCAATAGAGTAAGAAAAGCATTTGAAGTACATTCAAAAGAAAAGATTAAAGAACTTGATCTAATCAGACAGATGTACGGCACAGCAGCAAATGCTGAAGCTGCGGGCGGAATGATTTGACCGTAGCCTTTGTGTTAGGTAACGGTACAAGCAGGCGACACATAGAACTAACAGATTTAAAGTCGTATGGTACTGTTTATGGGTGCAATGCAATATATCGTGATTTTAATCCTGACTATTTAATAGCAGTTGATTCAAAAATGATTGTTGAAATTAATAGAGAACAATATCAAAATTGTACCCCAGTGTGGACAAATTACAACAAAATGTATATAAATTTTACTGGTTTCAATTATTTCAAACAAAGTAAAGGCTGGAGTAGTGGACCAACTGCACTATGGCTGGCATCAGAACACGATCATGATACCGTGTATATATTAGGTTTTGATTATCAGGGCATTGGAGAGTCAAACGAATTAGTCAATAATCTATATGCTGGTTCAGAGAATTACAAGAAAATAGATGATAAAGCAACATATTATGGAAATTGGCTTAAACAAACAGTTTTAACAATTAAAAAAAATCCTGAAAAAAGATATATAAGAGTGTTAGGTGATGAAAAGTTTATACCAAAAGATTTTTTAAATTTATCAAATCTAACACACATGACAGTTGAAGAATTTAATATAAACTTCAAAAATAATTATGAAATATAGAAATGTTGCATTCTGAGTGCATTTCTATACACTTTTTTGCATATTAAGTAAATATAATATGACAGCCCCACACAGTATTTGTGTGACAAACATTTATAGGAGATTGGAATGGCAGACCGTAGTAAATTTGAAGAAATGCTGGTACGTCTTATCAACGAAGATAAGGACGGTGCAGAAGCATTATTCCACGAAATAGTAGTAGAAAAATCAAGAGACATTTATGAATCAATTCTTGAAGATGAAGCAGACATTGATGAAGAAGAGTCAGATGATCTTGACGAAGCTGATGACGAAGAAGTAGATGAGTCAGATGATGAACTAGAAGAAGGTTTTGACTTAGACGAGTTTGAAGTAGAAGCTGACGACGACATGATCGGCGGAGACCCAGCTGATGACATGATGAATGACATTGGCGTGGATGACGAAGAAGAAGGCGACATGGGTGACATGGATATGGACGACATGGACATGGACGATGATGTGCCTAACCTTGACAGTGCTTTTGATAATATTGAAGATGCACTTGAAGATTTAAAAGATGAATTTGAAAAAATGTTATCTGGTGATGACACTGATGGTGACACTGATGGTGACGACGATATGGGTGACATGGGTGACATGGGTGACATGGACGGAAAAGAAGGCGACGAAGACGATATGGACTTCGACGATGAAGAAGAAGATGACGAGGAACCAAAAGAAAACTACGGTTTCGGTGAATCATCAAAGAAATCAGCAGGCGAGCAAATGCGTGAGTACGTAGAAAAAGTTGGCGGCGCTACATATAATACCTATGGTAAAATGGGTGACAACGGTGTTAACACCAAGTCAGCTGTTGCCGGAAAAAATGACATGGGTGGAACTACTGCAAACCTACGCGGTGGCGAGTCAAAGTCAGAAGGTACACAGGGTGGACTTGCAAATCCATCAGTAAAAGATATGAGTACCAAGAACATCAACGTTCCTGGCGGTAAAGCAGGTAAAACTGGATTTAAAAAATCAGAACCTGGCCATGGCGCAGAAAAAAAATCGGCTGGTGATAACGGCGACAAGTCAACAAAAAGCCCAATTAACGGCTTGAATAGTCGCTCTAAGTAAGGAAGTTTGAATGAGAAACTTACGAGAGAACTTGACATTCGACCAAGCAAAAATGGTTGTTGAGTCTGCTAACGAAGGAAAAGACCTGTATATGAAGGGAATTTGTATACAGGGCGGAGTACGCAACGCTAACCAGCGTATGTATCCTGTAAATGAAATTGGCAGGGCTGTCAAAACTCTCAGCGATCAAATTACTGGAGGATTCAGTGTTCTCGGAGAAGTTGATCATCCGGAAGGCCTTAACATAAACCTAGACCGTGTAAGTCATATGATCAGTGAATGCTGGATGGATGGCCCAAACGGTTATGGAAAACTAAAAATACTACCTACTCCAATGGGAAACCTAGTTCGCACCATGCTTGAAGCTGGTGTGAAACTAGGTGTCTCATCCAGAGGAAGTGGAAACGTGTCAGAAGATGGATCAGGCAACGTATCAGATTTTGAAATAATCACTGTGGACGTCGTGGCTCAACCCAGCGCCCCTGGTGCATACCCAACACCAATTTACGAAAATTTAATGAATTCTCGCGGAGGGTATCAGGCATATCAATTATCACAGGCAACTAGGGAAGACCCCAAGGCACAAAAATATCTAAAGGAATCGCTGATTAACATAATCAGCAAACTCCAATAACTAGGAGAAACAAAATGTTGGATGCACTGAAAACACTTTTCGAAAATAACGTAGTATCGGAAGACATCAGAGCTGATATTGAGAACGCTTGGAACGCAAAGATTGACGAAAATAAAAAGCAGGCAACTGCTCAACTTCGTGAAGAATTTGCGCAAAAGTATGAGCATGATAAAGGTGTTATGGTGGAAGCCATTGACACTTTGCTTTCCGAGCGCCTTGCAGAAGAAATTGCAGAGTTTGCAGAAGACCGCAAGCAACTAGCAGAAGCAAAAGCAAAATATGCTGTTGCAATGCGTGAAAATGCAAACCTTCTAAAAGGATTTGTTGTAAATCAATTACACGAAGAAATCAAGGAACTACACGCAGACAAGAAAGCAATGGCAGAAAATTATGCCAAGCTTGAAGAGTTTGTTGTAGAAGCTCTATCTAGCGAAATTGCAGAATTTTATGAAGATAAAAAAGATTTAGCGGAAACCAAAGTACGTCTAGTACGTGAAGCTAAAACACACTTCAATAAAGTTAAACATGACTTTATTGAAAGAAGCGCAACATTGGTATCAGAGACTGTTGCTAAAACACTCAACAATGAAATAAAATCATTGAAAGA